GATTGGGGGCCTGAGTTCTTTGCCCACGAAATCGCACGATCCGCAAGGGACGCGGGCCTTGGTGTTGCCGCCGCAATCATCGGCGTTGCCACTACACTTGTCGAGTCTGGTAACCCGTTGAAAATGTGGGCCAATAATGCAGTGCCAGAGTCGTTGAGTTTCCGGCATGATGCGGTTGGTAGCGACGCTGACAGTATTGGTTTGTTCCAGCAGCGGCAAGCTGGTTGGGGTACGGTTGAGGACCGCATGACACCGTTTAAATCGGCTGGCATGTTCTTCGACCGTTTAAAGCAATTTGACTGGGAGAACATGGACCCTGGCGCTGCTGCACAGAAGGTGCAGGTGTCTGCGTTCCCCGACCGGTATGCGCAGCAGATGGACGCGGCGAAAGGCCTTGTGGCGCGCGCCGGGGTGTATGACACCGGCGGTGTGCTGCCTCATGGCGTGACAGCGCTTAACCTGTCGCATAAGCCGGAGGTCATTATCAACAATGACCAGCTGACTGCGTTTAGTCGCTTGTCTAACAACCTTGGTGCGTTGGTGCCGGTGTTGGAGCGTGCGACGTTTGGCGGCGATTTCCGTGGTGGTGAAGCTGTTGGGTTGACGAAGGATAACCCGATTGTTGATGCAGCTTTGCAGCTCAATAAGCAGTTGCGTTCCGTGGGCGGTAGCTGGGTTGATGCAGCACAGATTGTCCAAGATGCCGAAAACGGTTTAGCGCAGATTCGTAAATCTATCGCAGCTGACCTTTCGTCGATTAAGGCCAAAGAAGCTGAAGTCGCGGAGCTGCGCAAACAGGTCGCTGAGTTGGAAGCCGATGAGGGCGGCTTGTCGGTGCAATCTCGTCGCAAGATCCAAGACGCAGAAGAAGCATTAGCAGATGCACGGGCTAAGGGTAAGGCTGACGCTATTGCGAATGCCGAAAAGCGCCTAGCGCGCGCCCGTGAAGATGCAGACGCGCAGCTAGATAAGTCGGATGCAAAGAACGCTAAGAAACTTCGCGATACTTTGAAGAAGCTGAATAAAGCTGAAGATGAGTTAGCGACTACTCGCAAGCGTTCGGAGGATACCGCTAAGCGCCTTGAAGCAGCTGAGCGCACTGTGGTGGCATCTCGCTTTAAAGCTATCCAGGGCGCGATTGATGATGTGTTTAAAGGTATTGCGCAAGCGTTTACTTCCATCGCTGCTATGTGGCAGACGATGGGAGATGTTGCAAAGCTCGCCCAAACGGCACGCCAAGAAGCATCGAAGCTACAGATGCAGCAGGTCACCGACAACATTGCGAGGTTGAAGGCGTACCAGGATTTGCGGTTGGCTGAGTGGGATGTTTTCAAGGCCCGCATGGATGGCTTGGTGAGCATTTCGCAGGCTGAACATGCGGTTGAGGAAGCGCGCATTGCTGCAACGATGCGTGCGGGATCATCACTCAATGCCCTTGGTGGGGCCATTGATCGGTTTAGGGATACGGGCGTGTTCCGCATCTCGGAGATCACCGATGAGATGGTTGATGGTTCTGAGGAAGTTACGCAAGCGAACGCGGCCCTTGCTAGGGTACGTGCTGAAGCTTTGCTCGCTGAGGAAATCGCCCACAACAAGCAGGTCGAAGCATCGTTTGCGGCAGCTAACGCGGCATTGTCGCAAGCGCACACTGCGCAGATGTTGCAAGCCGCGACCGCACGCATGCAAGCTCAAGCTCAAGAGTTCTATGGACTCACAGCGCAGGGCGCTAGCCGTGCACAGCGCGGTTTTGGCGGTATCGGCAAGATCGTTGGCGGTATCGGCAAGATCCTTGGTGGCATCGCTGGCGGTATCGCTGGTTTCGCAGTTGGCGGACCTTTGGGTGCTATTGCTGGTGGAGCTACGGCTATCAGTGGCCTCAAGGACCTTGTCACAGGAAGCATTGAGACACATGCGTATCGTGACGATATTCGCGACGGCTGGAAAGCGATGGGTATCGGCGATAAGATCGGCTTGATCGCAGGTCTTGGTATCCAGGGCGTTGGCGCTGGAGCTGCCGGGTACCTATCGCAGAGCAATCCAGCGGCAGCTGCAGCTGCATTGCAAGCTAGCGACACTGTTGGCGGCATAGCTGTCAACACCAAGTGGGATGCCGCGAAGCTGAAAGCCGAACGCGCTCAATCACTGTATGAGGAAGCAGCGGCGCGGCTTGACTACGATCTAGCGACTCAGAAAGCACAGTTGGCGGCACGTCTAGCTGCAGCGCAGCTAGAAGCTAACGCCAAGGTTGCTGGACTGCAAGCTGGTGTTGAGTTCGCGAAGTTGCAAGAGTCCATCCTCAAAGCATCGACTAAAGATGAGGCGCAACGTCTAGCTGATGCGGCTAATGTTGCAGCCGCTAAACGTGATGAGATGTTGGAAGCTGCCCGCGCGCAGCGTGCACAGTTGGCGGAGATCGCCGGTGATGTGCGTACTGTGACGGCCAAGGTTGGTTCTACTGTGGTGGAACTTCCTTTGATCAAGGGTGATAGTTATTCCGCTGATCAAGTCGAATCTATTTTGTCGATGGTAAATGATGCGCAGTCGTCTTTGGAGTTGCGTGTCAAGCAGTTGGAGAAGAAAGATACTCCAGCTGTTACTTACATGGCGGCACGACGCTAGGTTGTTGCTGCCACCTTAACCCCGGTGTGGATGTTTATCTGTGCCGGGGTTTCATGGTTTTTCTATGCATAAGTGAAAAGAGGAAACGATGCGGCCTTATTATCGACTGTCGTATACAAGCCCCGTAGGCCACCGGTTTGATCTGTCTGCTCGCACTGGTGGTCCTTTCGTGGTCAGCGGTGGCATTAGTGGTTTGGTTGGTGTTGCCGAGGATGTGGTGACGTCTGCGGTGGGTGTGGCAGGGCAGCGGTTTCATGGGTTGAATGTTCACCCGATGACGGGCGAGTTGCAGGTTGCGATTCGTCCGGCTGTTGGGGCTACGTTGGCGGAGACGGTTGCGGAGTTTCGGCAGAGTTTTTCCCGCACTCAAGAAGGTACGTTGAGGGTGAATGCGCCTGGCGTGGGTAACGTTTCTGCGCTGGTGAGGTTGCGTGAGTCTATTGGCCCGCTGAAGCTTGATCCTCATGCTGCTTATGGGTATGACGGTGTGCAGGTTCCGTTGATTGCGGATGCGGGTTTTTGGTCGTTGGATGTGGTGAAAGCTAGCGATTCGATCACTGTGACGAATGCAGGGGATGTGGAGGTGTGGCCCCGTATCAGGTGGAAGGGTGCCGGTGGGCGGGTCACCCTGCCGTCTGGTGCTCATTTTGATTTGCCGCGAACATCTGAGGCCCGCACGTTGGTGTTAGACGATGCTCAATCGTGTGTGGTCGTTGATGATTCGGATGTCGCTGATCGTGAGCTGTGGCATGCCCTGGATGGTGCGGTGTTGCCGGAGGGGATACCGGTGGGGCAGGTGCGCACGTATCACCTGCCAGCTGGCGCGGAGCTGCATTGGCAGCTGGGTTTCTTTGATCCATTTAAGCAGTAGGGGAGTGTCATGGATTTTGATTGGGAGCAGCATAAAAAGCACCGAGAACAGGTCATTGCTGATCGTGGCCAGTGGATTGGTTTGTTGGATGCTGATGGCGTGCCGTTAATGAACGTACCTCCTGTGGTTGAGTTGAAAGCACCGCAGGCGCGTAATGCTCCGACATCGTTCGAGTGCACTATCAACGTCGCGACCGGATATGGTGTCGTGCATCAGATTGTGGACGAATTGGTGGCTGACAATTTAGGCATTGTTGGGCCGGATGGTCAGTTGGTGCCCGCTGCGCAGAAAACCCGCATGATCGTTGTTGAACGTGAGGGCGAGCGGCGTGCGTTCAAGATCACCCACGTTGTTGCAAAGGGTGAGGCCGCCGCCCCACAAACGTTAACTATCCACGCTGTGAGCTTGTTGGACATGCTAGATGCTGTGCCGTGTCCGTCGTTCCCTGGCGCGTGGAAGACAGACCGGTGGCGTGATTTTGAACGTGATGAAGGCGCGGAGTTCGGCACCGTGAGGTCACTCGCCCCGGTTGAGTTTGCGGCTATTGCTGACGGGTTTACGGTTGGCGGCCCAGCTGAGGCCACTATTCGTAAGCTCATTATGGACTCGCTAGCAGCTGCGTACCGGGTCGCTGGTGTGAAGAACAACCCTCCGATTG